TATCTTTAGTAGCTCTTGTAGCTGCTAAACTTCCATTATTGGCTGCAACTTGTAGTCCAGCTATTTTACCACCTGCAGCTATTGACATTGTCTTTTGTGGTTTTCTACTAACCTGGCCAGACATAAAACTTGTAGGAGTAGCATAATATGGGTCATCTACTCCTTGAAATTCTGTATTATATTCTTTTAAAGTAGAAAAATCAGTTATTTGAACCTTATCAAAATTAGCAAGTATTTTTCTATTATCAGAACTATATACTTTGTCAAATTCATCTTTAAAGGTAGTATTCATCTGATATGTTTCCATAAGCATACTTCCACCTATTATATTCTCATCTGTGGTATCATAGAAGTTTTTTACTGCTTCATATCCATAACCATTAGCCATTAATTCAGCTTCTTGTTGTCTAAAATTCATTACACCTTCCCCAGCTAAATTAGGATTTTTATATACTTCTGTGGTGTCATTTAAACCTTTTTCTTTCCAAGGAATACTATATCCTAAATTTATAGCTTCATTTACTCCTGTTACAGTTACCCCATTTTTATAGTTTATAGCTTTTACCATTGTACTCTCTGGTATATATCCATCTGCTGCTACTTGGTCTTCTTTTAAAGATAATTCCAAAGGATTTGTTTTTTTCTTTTGTTCATATTTTAATCTCTCAACCATAGTATTTTGATTATTTAATTTTTCTTTATTCTCTATGCTTCTAAGTCCACTTGCAATAGCCTTTTTAAAGCTTTCGTAATCATCTATCCCTAAATAAAATTCTCCCATATCATTTTTAAAATTTAAATCTTGGAAAGCTTCCATAAATTGTGTAGTAGCCCAAGTGTTCATATTTTGTAGTTTGCTTTTTCCATTTGGAGTATTAACTAAAGACGCTATATAACTTACAATAATATCTTGTCTTTGCTTAGTTGCTAAATTAATACCCTTTTCTATATCTATATATCCTGCTTCTATTGCTCTATCTAAATCTTGAGCTACATTGTAAAAACCTTGTACTGCTCCTTGATAATCTCCAAGCATAGCAACTGATGAAAGATTATCTCCTTTCATTCTTATAATTCTAGTAGCTTCATCTTTTTGAATTTTCTCATTATAGTCATTATATTCAACTAAATAATTTACATTTGATTTTTCAAGTTCTCCTGTTACCATAGAACTATATTTTTCTAATATAGAATCATCTATTCCTAATTCCTTTCCATCTTTTTTAAATTGCTCTATATTAGATTTTATTTCACTTTCTAAAGAGTTATAAGAATCAAAATTATGGAATAATTTTTTGTTTATTTTTCCCTGGTTATCTCTATCTAATATCATTTTAGACATAGAGGCAGCAAATTGCTGCCCGAATGTTTCTGCTTGTATTAAATCTTGTTTTTGTTTTTTTTGGAAAAGTTCCTCAAGTTTACTAGCTACATTTCTCTCTACTCCAAAATCTGCAGCTATATTTAATTGTGGTACTGCTCTGCCACTTGGTCTATTTATTTTTAAAGGTTGTATTAGTGTTCCTGCCATTATTTACCACCCCATAAACTTCCTATCATACTTCCATATCCTCCACCTTGAATACCTTTATTTTTATTTATACTTGTTATTTCGTCCATTTTTTTCATATGTGTGTAGTCCATAAAGGCATTAGCTACACTTAACCCTGCACTCAATCCAAGTTGCTTATAAGTTGCTCCTAAATTATAATTATTTTGAGCTTTGGTTAATTTAAGTCCTCCTTGTATATCCGTTAGTGCTTCACTCTGTCCTGTCTTAGCTTCTAGGAATGATTTTTCATGTGCTGTCATTCCTTTACTAAATAATGTGCTAGCCGTATCTATTCCAGCATTAGCAAAAGCTGCTTTTTGAGATTTCATTCTAGTAGTCATCTCTTCCATAGCTGATGTATAACTCCTCATAGTATTGGTAGTTTCTTTAGCTGCATTTACATCAGCTACCATATTATTTAATTTTGTTTGATTCTTTGCTCTTCCAGCGTCTGCCACTGAACCGAATAGACTTAGTCCAGTGCTTGCTAATTGCATTATCATTAATGGATTCATATTCTCACACTCCTATTATCCTATTTCTGCAAATATTCCTACTATTTCAATTTTCTCATTATTGAGTTGCTCTATAACTAATTCCTCTTTTCCAATGTTGGCCATGTCTATGTAGTGAATTTTTTCATAAAAATTATCTGTATTTTCTCCAAAGCCTACTGATTTAGTTTGGTTATTTATTTTTAAGTTATAATTTCCATAACACAAAATCTTACAATTTTTAAATCTTGCTTTCATTAAAAATTCTGGAATTGGTATTTGGTAGTTTTGCGACATAGTTGTTTTTGGTAGTTTTAACTTTAAAGGTTCTACCTCTGTACTTGAATAAGTGTATATATCTATATTTTCATTATTAACATTGAAGATATAGAGTTTATCATCTATATTAAGATATTCATTTATTCCAGGCAATTTAGGTACTCTAGTCCAACATAATATATTTTCCGAATAATTATAACTTAATGCTCTTCCACCACTTACTGTATCTACTCCTATAATGTTGTTTTTACCAATTTTATGAAAGTAAATATCATTGATGTTATCCATTAAGTGTCCAGAATATAGTGTTACTTCCTGCACTACATAAGCACTATCTGCCCCTACGTCTTGTATTTGATAGATTCTATTAGAACTGTCAACATAGTATATTGCGTCGTCTGCCTCTGTCCAATACCCAAGCCCTTTAGGTCTTGGTAGTTTTTGGTCGTACAGTGCTGATGTTTCAGTAGTTAGTCCCTCATTTAATTGTGTGGAATAAATTCCTCTATCTGTTATTACTATCAAGGATTTATAAGCTATAAACTCTTTAACAGTATTAACTTCATTACCAGTAACAAAGGTAGTAAATCCATCATTATCATCTGTTGATTGTCTAAAGTTAGTAGAGTCATATACCCTACTTGACACTATAGCTGATGGGTTACCTGCAACATTTCCAAAGATTACTCTACCTTTATACTCTGCCACTACTGCTGGATAACCACCATTGAATAAAGATTCAGAGAAAGTTATATCCAGGATATTTATTTTTCTTTCAGCTTCTGGAGTTGATGAGGTAGGAATATCTATTCCAGCTGCTGGTGCTGTAACTTGTGTGGTGGTTATCTTTTGTTTCCCATCTCTTCCCTCTATTTTATTAATTCTAAACTCTCCAGCCATATAGGAAATAGTTCCCTCTTTTAATTTGTCCAGGAATGTAGGTTTAAATATAGGACTTGAGATAGTAGATTCAAAGACAACACTTGCTCCAGATTGATACCATTGAAATACTTGTTTTTCTTCATCTGTATATTGATATTGAGTTTCCACTCTTTTTACTGGAGGATTTACTATATTTTCCCAATACTCTACTACATCAAACTCTTGAGTGTCTTCCATAACTCTTATCATTTCTGGTTTTTTATTAGCTACACAAGTTATAACACTATTTTGGAATTGTGCTATACTTAGATTCTCAATCTCTTCATCTGTGTAATTTACTTCTATTTCCTTTATAACTTCAAAGTTATCTTCTCTTAATATAATTACTTTTAATTCAGTAAATAAAAAAAGATACCCACTAAGCGAGGTATCTTTCTTTTGAATTTTATATTTAAAAATCTTGAAAGCATTTATAATAGTTTTGGTTGTAACTGCTAGAATAGTAGCAACTTTTTTTAATGCTGGAAAATTGGTTATTCCCGCTGAAGAGGTTATAAGTCCATTTTCTAAATAGGCTAATCCTCTGTTTGGTATATCTGTATCTACCCTAAAACATAGTGGTGGGTCTATCTCCCCTAAAGAGAACCTCCCCTTTTTTTCATAATATTTCATTGTTGCCTCCTATCTTAAATCCTCTATATTAATTATTGGAGGATTGTCATGTATAAATTTATTTTGCTCTGCTAAGAAAAGTTCATATAATCTACTTAATTCTCCAGCTTTAGAAAGTGGAGCTGCCATCATAATTGCAAGTGAAATACTAGCAAGTCTTGTATATTTCTCATCTATTTCTTCTGGGTCTATATTTTTCAAATATTTAAATAAAAAATTATTTTTTGAACTGATTAATTTATCCCTATAAGCCTCTACACCACTTGTTAATGATTTTATATACCCATCTGGTTTTAAGTAAATTATCTTCCCAAGTATATTTTGTACATCAGCTTTTCTTAGTACCACTTTATCTATATTAATTCCATAATTTTCATTTTGTAACATATCATTTATCATCATCATATAATAATTATTTCCTGTCTTATAAGCTGATGCCGTTTCCTGGTCTGCCTCATCATAAGGAAAGCCAAGCTCTAGCATAGCTGCTCTAATCACTTCGTGCTTTTTCAATATTAATACCTCCATCTATAAGTTTTTCTATGACAGATAATTGTTCAAGGGTAGTCGCTGCTTCAATCCCTACTCTTCCAACAACTAAAAAGAAAGTTCTAGTTTTAATATATTTCTTTTTTAATAGATACCTCATTAATTTATAAAATATTAAAAATAATTTATTTCTCATTTTGTGCCTCCTCTAGTATAATATTTTTCTTATACTTGTAATATGTATTCTTAGTTATTCCTAGCAGTGTAAAGACTTCTATATCTTTAAGATTTCCTCCAAAATCTTTAGCTAGTTTTTTTATTTTCTCTCTCATCTCCTTTTCTTTCTTGGTAGTATAAGTATCTCCTTGTTTTCTACCTAATACAGTTCCTTTAGCTTTGGTAACTCTTAGTCCCTCTTTTGTTCTTTCTCTAAGGTCTAATACTTCCTTTTCAGCCTGGTCAAATGCTATTTTAATTTGTTCTTGAGCTAATATCTTCAATACTTCATTGGTTGCGTCTATGTATATATCAGCTATTTTATTTCCTGTTGAATCTATTTTATTCTCTAAAGCTTTTTTATAAAGGGCTGTATTGATATATCCCTCTTTTAAAAATATAAGTTCAATATCTCTTTCTACAAAATTAAAATATTCTTTTATTCCCTCTTCTGCATTTCTACTCATTCTACTAACAGAATCAAATATAATTGTATCTCCGGGTTTAACCATTTTTTTTAGCTTACTCCATTCTTTTCTATCTGTTGTAGTTCCTGTATATGCTTCTTGAAATACTTTAGCAGTTGGATATATCTTTATGATATTTTCCACCTGTCTTAAAATATTTTGTTTTTTTGTAGATACTCTGCAATAACCATATATCATCTTTTATCTCTCCTTTTAGTATTTATTCTGTCGTTCGTTTCACTTAATACCATAATTATACTATTTTTAGAGATAAAAAACAATGTACTTTTAATACTTTTTTTTATAGGTTTGTTTTGATACTATTTTATATTTTTTAGATTTCCTATTAGTAGTTAAAATAATTAGAAAAAATTGTTTTGGTACAAGATAACAATTTTTAAATTTTTTACATCTGCACTCTCTAACTGTACTTACTATTCCTTTTCTTTTTGGATAAACTTTATATTTTACTTTGCTATGATGTTTTGGTTTTTTCTTTTTATTCCAGGTTTTCATTTTACCACGGCCAATCCGAAAATACACTTTCTAGGCAAATTGATTCTCCATCTGTGCTTTCCATACCTATTATATTTGTAAACCAAAAGTTAATTTTTTCAAATCCGTTTGCCACTTCTTTTAAATGTTCTTTAGGAATAATTATTCCTGTTTTAATTTTATCAGAACCATTACCACATAAAGCTCCCCCAATTCTAGTAAACTCTTCTAAAGAAGTTAGAATTATAAATTCATTATCTAAATTTTTTCTTATGAAGTTAGCAACATTTCTACCAGTAAATCCAATAACTTCATCAGAATATAATTTTTCAAACAATTCTCTCATGTGATAAACTAAAGAGTCAATACCACAAAATGAAAATGTTATAGTTTCCCCAGTTGATTTGATTAAAGCTTTAACGTAAGTGATTTTATCAACATATACGACTTCCTCGTACGCTTTTTTAATTTGAAAAATTCCTGGTTTTTTTACTTCTTCTTTTACTTTACTAATTCCAATTACATCAATTATTTTTATTTTTTCATCTTCATAACCTTTTAGCTCCAAAACATCTCTTGCAAATTCTATCACTATCTTTTTCATTTCCCCTATTCTCCTTTTAGTTATCTTTTTTAGTCTTTAACTGCTGTCTCTTTGTTTCTAATCTTGTGCAGCTATCCATACTTTTCTCTCTCCTATATCAAAACTTGGATTTCCATATCTATCCTCAATTTTTAGTTTAACAATTCCATTCCCAGTATATCCAAAGATTTCTACCTCAAAATCTTCAATGTTATACTTTGCTCCATCTTCTTTTATCTCTTTTATTTTCTCCTCTAACTCTTTTAATGTCATTTCTTATCTTCTCCCATTCTATAAAATCTTACCTTTGTTTCTCCTTTTGGTGCTGGTGTAATCAAACCATCATAATATCTTCTGTTTTTTTCTAAGTTTTTAGCTATCAACTCATCACACCTTTCAGAAATTTTTTTAGCTCTTTCTATCTCTTTTATTTTCTTTTCAATAATAGGTGCAACTCCCCAAGGACACTCAATAGGTTCTTTATCTATTCTTTTAAGTAATTTTTTTAATATATCAAGATACTCTTTAGATGGTTTTTCAACACTATCAATTCTCATTATATAGTTGTTCAAATGGAATAACTCTTCTATAACCTCTTGTTCTGTTAAGAAAAACTTTTCATAATACCTTCCCAAAACTCTTGCTGGTTCTATGTATGTTTTTTCAGTTATTAAAACTAATGTTAAGTCATATTTCAATCCACAAGCATATATTTTTTTAACTGTTCTTACACCTGAAAATTCTCCTAATATATAAGTAGTAACCTCTTCTCCAAAATCATTAATGTCTTTTTGAATTGGTATTTTTGGTAAATCAAATGCTTCAAACATTGCCACTGCTATCTTTAAATCATCTTCTAAAAAACTCATATTATCCCCCTTTTATACCTCAAGGTATAATTTTAACTCTTGAGTATTTATCTGCTTCTTTCCAAAATCTTTGTAATTTTCTTTTTTGCAATATAGAACTTATAGTTCTACCCAGTTTCAAACTAATATCTTTTAAATCATTTCTATAATCTAGTGCATACTCTAAGTCTTTACTTGTCCAAGGTTTATTATGATTAAAATGATATTTAGGGTTGTAATTGATTAAATCTTTATTTTTTACTTTTTCCAACTCTACCCCCTTATCTTTTGTAATACATCAATTACTATTACTGCTACTACTAACATTAATATAATTTTAGATCTTGTCATTTCATCTCCTTGTTTTTGACTTTGATTCTTTTTATATTCCTATCCATTTTTCTTTTATACTCTTCTTCTAACTCTTCATCATCAAAGTTATAAATTTCTTTTAAAAGTTGGAGGCAGATATAAACGTCTGCCATCTCTTCTTTTATCTCTCCTCTCCTATCAAAACCTCTTAAATCCTTACAGATTTCTTTTTGCAACTCTGATAATTCCTCTACTGCTATCATTTTGTTGACGTCAACACTTTGGTTTTCTAATAAGAGTTTTATATCTGGATTCGATTTTATTAATTTATCATTTTTTACTTTAGTATTTACTTGTTTTGCTCCAGTGTATTTTTCAAAATCTTTTCTTCTTGCTTCTTCCATTTTTTCTTTATTATTTTTGAATAAGCCATGAGATAAGCCAGTAATACCGTGTAACATTTTAATTTCTTTCCTCCTCTCCTAGAATGGAAACTCATCATCATGTTCTACTACCTTTCCATACTTTTCACGATATTTATTCCAAGTTACTGGAATATCAACACCATCTTTATTTTCCTTTGCAGTTCTTTTATATTTCATATCTACAAAAGTTTGGATTCTTCTTTCTACTCTTCCATCATTTTGTTTACATTCAACTATAACTCCAATACCTGCACCTTCAAGTTCTTCAATAACCAATTTCTCTCCTCTAACTACTGGATTTAGTTCTGGTTTGTGCTTAGTTAAATACATAAGATGTGCTATGTGTCTTAAATTAAATGCTATATCTTTTCCATCTTTAGCTTTAAAGAAAAGACTTAGAGGCAATATATCTTCATTTACCTTTATTGTAAGATTTAATGCTACTGCCTTGCTATCTCCTGCCTCAAATAACTCTGCCTTTGTTATAACTCCTGTATAACAACCGCTCTCTTCAATTATTACGCTATCTGCCTGTTCATTTAAGTATTTTTCATCTAATGTCATAATTACACCTCTTCATGTTCCCAAGTTATTATAAAAATCATTTCAAAATTATTTTCAAAAATTGTTATATCTCTTATTTTTCTGATAAAACTTTCTCCAGAACTTGCTTTTACTATTTCAATGTATAATTCCTCATCATCTGGTAACTTATTTTCATTCTCTAATTGTTTCTTATACATTTGCTTTAATATAGCAAATCTCTCATCTTTCTCATCTACTTCTGAAAATTTCTCATATATTCTTACTGTATTATTTTTTATTCCACTCTTTTCTTTTATGTAAAAATGTGGGTCGCTTTTAAATTTTACTTTTACCATATTACGCCTCCTGTTCCCACTTGTCTTTCTGAAACTTCTTATTAAATATTTTAGGTGGATTTACAAACCACTCTACACTGTCAAAGCCTGTATAGATATAGTTGTTAGGTTCTACTTTCTCATAATCTATCATTATACAGTCCTCAACTTTTCTGACTTGATGGTCTGATAATACCTCTGCTACTTCCTTATGGTTTTTACCATTAAAAAATACTGCTTTTACTCTGAAATTACTTTCAATATTTCTATATATCATTCCACTCATTATTTCTTTTCTCCTTTTTTATCTTTATCAAATGGTAATTGTTCTTTTTTTATAGCTTCCTCTATCTCTTCCGGACTTAGTCCTGCTTCAAATTTTTCAAGGAATTTATCATAATCTACATTTTTGTATTTTCCTTGAGATTTTTCACTATCAAAATATACTTGTAATGCTTGTTTCTTAGATAGTTTTATAGATATTTCTAAATCTCCATCTTTGTATTTTAAGATAACATTAGCATTACTTACTTGATGTCCAGAAGGAACTAACTTAGTTGTAGGTTTATATTTTTTTCTAAATGATGTATCTACAACCTCCATAACTTTAATATCTACCATTTTTCATCAACTCCTTTTAAAGCTCTTCTAGCTTTTTCTGTTTTATTTTTCTTTATCTTTTTTAATAAATTTTCAATACTAATTTCTTTCCAGTCCTCTGCTCCTCTTTCTAATATTTTTATAGGATTTTTAGCTTTAGGTTTCATTCTAAAAAAATATCTAGCTGCCTCATACATAGTTATAAAAGGTTCTTTAAATTCCATTCTTTTATACTCTTCTCCATTTATAACTACTATTTCTTTGATTGATTCTACTATGTAGTTATAGCTTTCTAAATTTATCATTGTTACCCCCTTTTTGCTTATAATCTAATTAAAACATTCAAGCCTTTAAATGCTTTAACTAGAGCATAAGCTCTAGCTTTGTGTGTAAGTTATTTAGAAAAGTTACTTTCTTTGTAATAATTCTATATGATTTTCCACTTCTGGGTCTTTATTAACTTTTAAAGTATCGCAATATATTCTTTGTTTTAAAATACCAGCATAATTAATCATATATTCTTTTTGCAATACTAATTTAATTCTTTGCTCTTCATCTGTAAACTTAGGCTCTATTTTTTCTCTTTCTATGAAAATAGCTAATCTTTCAATTTTATCTCCTAGTTCTTGTAATTCCACCTCCATTCTTTCTATATGATTTTTTAGTCTTATATCTACACAACGAGGTTCTAGTCTTTCCATAGCCCCAAGCTCTTCAATCTCTTTTTTTAATTCTTGCCAAGCAACAAGACCACTTAAATATCCAGCTTCACATTCAAATCCTACCCCCTCTATATCTTGGATAAGTTTTTTCATTTTTTCATATTTACCACTCATTCCTACTACCTCTTACCAGTTCCTACCTATTTAGCTATCCATTCTTTTTCTATCCAAGTAGGAACTTCTTTACCTTTTTTATATCCTAAAAAATATCCTATTATTCCAGCTACCACCAATGATATTATCAATGTTATTACTGCCATTTTTTATCCTTTTATCTTATAATCTCTTTTACATTTTCTATATCCCCATACAAAACCACCAGCTACTGCAATGGCTGCTCCAAATAATTCAATTATTAATCTTGACATATTATCTCCTCCTTATAAAAAATAGAGGGAAAATGCAGTATCCCTCTATTCAGTTGTAATGGTTAAATTAAATTGTTGCTTCCTTTTTTTTACGTCCTCTTTTAACTGTTGTTGTCGCTGCTAATAATGTTGGTTTATCTGTTCATTCCGCTGGAATATCTCTCTTGTATTTAAATATTAATATTCCCTCTGGGTCTAATAATTCTGTTGCGTTTGAAATTTCAACGTCTAAATACCAAGCTTTTTTCCAAGAAACGTGTTCTATTATTGGGTTTACACTAGCTTTTTTATCATCTAGTCCTATACATTGTTCAACCATCATAATAATATAACCTGTTGTTTCTGAACCTGTTGGATAGAATACTTCATCAAATGTAAATAACTCTTCAACATTAGCTCCTAATAAAATGTCTATTGTTTCTCCTGTTTGATTAGGAGTGCTTCCGTTTATAGTTACCCAATCTTTATTTGTAAACTTTTCTTCATCATCTAGCTCAACACTTGCATCTTCTCCGATAATCATACATCTTAAACGCTTACCATTTTTAGAAAGTTTCTTTAATTTCTTTGCTGCTCTTCTAAACTCTTTTAAGTTATATGGGTCAGAGAAAAGTTTTGTTTCATCTCCAAATTTATTAGCTTCTGGAATTGTTAAATCTGTTTCTACTCCAGCACTATTTTTTACAGTTCTTTTTCCTTCAGTTGCAATTTTATATAACAGTTGAGATATTCTTTTATCTTTACCATTATAAATTGCGTCTACTTGCATTTCTTGAATAGCAGATTCTTCATTTAATTGAGATTTGTCGAACTCTGTATTCTCTATCCATAAAGGAACTTCCATACCTGTTGGTATTACCATTACAGATTTAATAAGTTTTCCTGCAGTAACTCCTTTTACATCATCAAAATTTTTGTTTGTTTGATTTTCAGTGCTAACTCTATCACGAGCCGTTAATCTTCCTCCAACATAGAATAAAGAATAAGCAGCATTAGTAGATACAGATTTAGCAAAATATCTTTCTACTGATGGTTTTGCGTCTGGTTTTCCTACTGCTCTTATAACATTGTTGACATATTTTGCTTGTTCTCCCTCTGTTAAATTTACGTTAGGTGTTCCAGCAAATAGTTGGATATTAAATCCTGTGCTTCCTAGTAAAGTTTTTTCATTTCTCAAGTATTCCTCCTTAAAAATCTTAGTTTATAAAATCCCAAAAGTATGGGTCTGTTTCTTTTTTGCTTCTTGCATAAGTTTTCAATGAATCCATTAATCTATTATCATTTGTGTCTTTAGCTTTATTGTAAGCCTCTATAAATTCCTCTCTAGTATACATTTGTCCTGTTGGTGCTCCAACTCCTACTACACTTCCTGTACTTCCTGCTTTCATTTCTATGTATTCCTTTAGGATTTGAGCTCCTATTGCATTTTCTGCCATAGCTCTATATACTATCTGTCTATCTGTGTCTTTCTCTGCTCCTATGAAATTGTTTATTGCTTCCATACTTGCATTAAGTTCTGGAGTGAAAGCTGCTTTTTGTTCTGCTAGATAAGCTTTTCTATCATCTAGTCTTGATTTAATGTACTCTGGAGTGTAACCTTTTTCTTGAGCCTCTGCGATATATGGTGCTATATCTCCAATCTCTTGGTAATCTTCTGCTTTTATTCCTTCCCAAGTTAATGGCTCTACTTTAGGTTCTGCCCCTGCTCCATTATCTCCACTTGGTTGTGGTGGTTCTCCCCCAGCTCCTGTATTTACTATTGGCTCTGGATTTGGTGTAGGTTCTCCTCCTGTATCTCCTCCCTCTGCTCCCCCAAATAATTGGATATTAAATTTAAATCTTTCTTTATCAGTCATTTTCTTCTTTTACCTCCTTCGTGAATATCTCCATGTATAAACTGTTTACTCCAGTTATTTCCTTCACTTTTCCTACTGTATCAACTCCTTTGTCGTTCATGATAGAAACTCTATTGAGTTCGAGCATTAAGTATAGTTCGATTAGTCTTTTTAAAGCTCTATCATCTCTGTATCTTCTTTTTAACTCTTCGTACTCTTTTCTCTCTTCTGTCATTGTCCTATCATTCCCCCTTGTTGTTGTGCAGCTATCATAACGTTCATTTCCTCAACTTGCTTTTCTGTTTCCTCTCCAGATTTCCACTCTTTGTTATTGATTCTAAACCTTTTTTGTTGAGCATTTATGTATTCTGCTTGGTTCATATTAGCTGCTGCAACTTCAGGTCCTAGAGTGCTTGCTATATTTTGAAAATACAACATATTTCTTTCAAGGTCGTCTTGGTCTTGTGCTATTGTTAGTGCATTGTAGAATCTTATCTTTAATCTTGGGTTTTCCTGTAAAGCTTTAATTTTAGATATATCTATAATGCTAATCTTTTGTAGACATTGGAAAACTTTTATAACTATCTCTCTTAAAAGTTCCCTTTGCATTAGTGCATAGGTTGGCTCTATTTGCTTAGCGAACTCTGTTGTTACTAGCTGTGTTGTTGTAGCAGTAACATTCTTTAGCTGGTCTAAGTTTTGAGCCGTTTCAAATATGTTGATATAGAATATATCTCTCAAAAGTTCTTTGTACATATCAAGATTAAAGAACTCCATGTTAGCATTCTCTCCCCTGTTGAAAGGTATTATCTGATTTTGATTTGGCGACATTCCCATCATAGATATAGATCCTGGCTCATCTATTCTTGAGTTCTGAATATATTTAGCCTCTCCATACCCCAGATAACTTGGTCTAGCTTGTTTCTTAGCAATACGTCTGATGTTAGCTTTAACTTCTTTTAGCCCCTCAATCTCCATTATCGCTTTAACACAAGGTCCTATACCATATGGACTATCTCCAATACTTTCATATCTTGCAACTATCCACGGATTGTAAGTGTCTATCCTATAATCTAAAACGTCTGCAAACTCATTTGAAGTAGATACTACATAGTGAAACTTTTTAGTTTCTTGGTCGTATATTGTGCCTTCCCACAACTCTATCTCATCATCTTGTGACATTCTTTGAACCTTTTCAGAGTTATAAGCATTTTCTCCAAAAAGATTAAGAATCTGATGTTTTCTCACTTTACCTGCATTGTAGAATGTATCTCCAGGTTGTTTACCTCTTCTTTTAGTAAGATAAACATTTATATTGGGTACTGGTTGAAATTCCACAGGATTTGCAATTTTACCAGTAAATCTAACTTTGAATACTGCCGTTCCTATTAGGTAGTCCATAAGAATTACAGCTTTCTCTGTTTCAAAGTTCGAATTTTCTTGAATCTCATCAAATACTATTTCTGTTATGTGTCTAAAGATAATCTTGTCATCTCTTGATATATCTTCAAACCTTGGTGTTTCTATCCAAGCCCAGATATGATTACTATTAAGTATCATAGCTGATAACTTGTTAGCTAACTTAGTAGCATATGCTAGTCCTGTACTGTCTACACCATTTAAATTAATTTCTCTTGGTAGAAAATGTGCTCTAGCTTTCAAATACCAAGCTAGTATTACATTTCTTTCCTGTTGTGCCTCCTGGAATCTACTACGAAATAGATTTTTAATTCTATCTTCCATAGTATCTCCTTATCCTATTGTCTGGGTGCTACTTTTCTTTAGTAGTCCTAGATTACCTTGTCTTAGGCTTTCTTGGAATTGTATCGCAGTGTTTCTTTGCTTATCTTTTTCGGCTTGCTGCTTTTTAGCCTCTGCCTCTCTTTGTTTTTTTAGTTCCTCTTCCATTCTCTTTTGCTGCTTTTTAGTACCACTAAAGTCAGTAGCTCCAAGCGTAATGGTATCAACAAGTCCTCCTAATACATTTCCACCACCACCAAACAATTGGATATTTGGTTTAAATTTTATATTATCTCTCCTCCTTTTCCCATGCTTCTACATCATAGAATTTATCAAGGATTTTTCTTGCTTTTCTAAAAGTCCCAACTTTTCTAAAGTTATATCTTTTGAAAAATTTCATAGCCAGTTTATATGCTGGACTTTCTGGAACTATATTTAATTCTATTTTTTTATAGAGTTTATCAAGCATACTACAAAATTTAGCGAAATCATCTAAGAACTCTTTTCTCTCTGTGAGGTTATCTCCTAGAAAAATAAAGTCTAATGATATTATTTTGTCATGTGGTATGTTATAGATACAGCCCATATAACCTACTATGTGTCCATCATGGATAGATAACATCATCAGTTCATCTAGCACTTTTATATTTAGGTCATCTAATGAACCTGTGAAAAACTTATATTTTTCAATGTTTGCTTGTTGCTCCTCTTCTAGTATTTCTTTTAGCACTAGAAAAGCTTTATCTTCTCTTGATACTCCCTCAAGCATTTACACAACCCCCTCAACTTGTAAGAATTTCTTAGTCTTGTCATCTCTTTGCTCTTGCTTGTCCTCTGTCTTTTCTCCCAGCTCTAATGAAACCTCAATGTTATTAGTTCCACCTTGCTTGTCCCAGCCTGCCAGAGTTTCTATTCTTTGCGACAGTTGAACTGCTGCTTTAAAATCTACAAATTTCCCTGTTTTTTCTAGTAGTCCTTTGTCTGTAAGTCTTATAATCTTTGTATCTTCTAGTCCTGCTGCCTGTTCAAATAGCCCTTGCATTATTGCTAAGTGTCCCATTTTATCTCTTCCAAGCATAAAGTCCACCATTTCCAAGTGTTCCTCTATTTGCTTGTTAATCTTCTTACTACTCATTAGCTTGTGCATTAGCTTTAGGTCGAATGGGATTCCAGCAGCTTGCATGGCTTTAAGTCCATTTTTGCAAACTAGAAATGATGATATGAACTTCTCTTCTTGCTCTTTGGTTATTCCTGCCATTCTAACTCTGCCCCCTCTTCTCCTAGTCTTATTTTTATACTAACTTTAGCTATTTTTTTGAGTAGTTTTTCCAATCTTTCAAAGTTCTTGGAATAAGACTTTTTAATCTCTCCAAGTTTTTCTAACTCTTCCAGCTTTTCAATAACTTTCTTTTTCTGTCTTCTTGCAGTTCTTTGTGTTGCTCCTAATAACTTGTCTGTTACTGTAATATCTAATAATCTAGTATCGAATATTAAATACTCTTTCATCATAAGTCTTTCTGCTAACCCCTTAGTTCCTGGAACAACTATCTTTTTTAATTCTGCGATGTCATAGTTTAACTCTTTGACTATCTGCTCTGTAAGTATTGCTCCTATTGTTTTTCTAAGTGCTGCAGCTAGATTATCTTTAGTTATTCCACCTAAATGATTTAAGTTATAGGTCTTGAGGTGTGGAGGTCTTAGCGTCAACTCTCCTCTTAATGCTTGTCTTTTTTTAGCTACCTCTTTTCCTGTATCTTCCATCTCTTTTCTTTTGGAATAGATTTTAAAATAGCTAGTTGTTTCTCTGGACTTTTTCCCTCTCTCTTTAAAGTCTACTCCATCAAGTTCTAATCTTTTTTTATTATCTGTATCAAAATACATTCTTGAAGTTGGAAAGATATTTTTATATGCTCTATATATCAAATTTAAAACTTGATAATAATTTCTAATGTTCTCAACTTCTAATTGGTTTGATAAGTCCAGACTGACTACTCTAATATCTTCTCCATTTACAAGTTCCCCTGTTATGCTTCTAAGTATTAAGATTAATTCTTGATGTACTTGAGCAATAACTTTTTGATTTGTTACTAGCTTGTAATTGTCATTGTTATCATATCTGGAATAACTGAAAGAGATTAATATATTTTTTTTCTCATCAATGCTGATGTAGTTTAACCAGTTATATTTTTTTAATCTGGTATTTTTAAATATTATTTTTTTATTTTCATTTCGTGCCTCTTCTTCCAGTAGTATGCTAGTTGATTGAATTATGAAGTCTAGTTCATTCAACTTGGCTGGATAACTTATACTTGCAGTATCTACAATCCAACCCACCCCCTTTTAATTTTCTAAAAGATAGCTTTAATAATTTAAAACTATCTCTAAGAAAATCAGGTATATTTTATTTTTTTATAGTTAAACCCTTGCAGGATATACAAGGGAGCTTTATTATATATTTAGCTGAGTTTCAATTTTCTAAAACATAGAATTTATGCTAGTTTCAGAAGATTTTTTCTTACTTTTATACCTCTAAAACGGACATTTTTATGTCCGTTTTGAAGTAAAAAAATATTTATTAACATACTTTCAAAATTGTTATATAATTTGATTAACACACATCAAAGAAAGGAGTTGAAAGTATGTTAAAAGACTTAATTGGTAAAGAAGTTTTTATTTCTGTTGATACAGAAGATGAGTTCAAAAAATATCTTGCTGGTAAATTACTTGAAATTGATAATAACTTTATTAAGTTAGAATCAACTATTGTAACTTATATCAATTTAGCTTATGTTATTGATATTACAGAAAAACAAAACTAACGAATGGGGCTTCAAGCCCTATTTTTAATATATCCCAACTGGTTTTTTACAAAAATATAGTTCCAAAACTCTAACTACATGTTCATCTGAAAAGTTTAATTCTCTTAGTTTTGAAGTTATTTTCTCTACTTCCTCAATGAATCTATCATCATATTCTTTTTTCTCCATTCCTGTACCTCCTTTCGTTTTCCTGGTGTTAGGAAAATGTTATTTGTTATTTGAAAAATTCTTTTATATCACAATTACAAAGATTAGCTATTTTTATAAGTTGGGGAATACTAGGAAAATTATTTTTATTCTTTAAGTCGCTTATCATATTAGTTAAATATTTTTCTCCCCAACCTCCAGCAATACTAGCTTCTTTAGTTGTTTTGTACTTCTTATTTATTCTTTTTTTTATATTTTCTGCTATTCTTATATTTATATCCATAAAATTTTACCTCACAATATTTTATATAATATAAAATACAACTAAATTAATTGTTTTGTCAAGATTAAAAAAGTAAATAAGTTGTACAATTAATTTAGTTGTATTTGTGAAGTACTATTTTTACTAAGTTTCAAGCAATAAAAAAGAGGAGAAAAAATTTCTCCTCTTGGTAAGTATTTTACATTTTTAATTTAATTCTTCTATCTCTTTTACTTGAACTTTTAAAGAATAAAAAACACCATCTTCTTTAATAAAAAAAATTACTCTATATAAAATATCCATATCTTCATCAAAAATATATATATTTTTTTGAAGTTTCTCTCTAACCAAATCAAATTCTTTTATGTCTGTTACAAAATCTTTTATACTATTTTGAAAATTTGTTATATAAAAATTTAATCTTTTTATAGCAGTTGTTATTGAATCAAAATTTTTTTTATCTATATCTATACTTTTGACATATTCTGTTTTATTATTCTGCCATTCAATTAATATAGAATCTGGATAAATTTTACTAATATTTTCAAACGTTTTATCTAGTTTTTCAAAAAAATTAAATGTACAATAACTATTAATTTTTTCATCTTGTAATTTTTTAGCTTTGTTTATATTTGGATTTTCTATTTCTTTTTCTATAACTTCGACTTTGCTTTTTTCAATTTTTTTAGAACTTTTATTTTTTATCCCCTCTTGAATAGATACCCAAATAAAAATTATTCCTAAAATAAAAATAAATCCTAATATTGTTTCTCCAATTGTATAAATTAAATGATTTAAAAATCTATACATTTTATCCCCCTAATAATACCTCATAACACTTTTTAACTTCCCAATAACTCTAAGTTCTTCTCTGTTTCCTATTCTAATTTTAGGGTAATATGGATTTATACTTTTTAAAAATATTTTTCCATTTTCTTCAACATATTTTTTTAAATATACTGCCCCTTGATAATTAACAACTATTATTTTATTTAAAATACATTCTATACAATTTGTATCTATTACAATAGTATCTCCGTCTTTAATCTCTGGTTCCATAGAATCTCCAGCAACTCTTATAGCTATATTTCCTGGTCTTGCTAAATCTTCTGGAACTTCTAAGAACTCTACAATTTCACTATCATTAAATCTTCCATACCCTGCTGAAGCTTCAATATCTGGATAAAAAGGTATCTTCTTTTGTTTTATCTCTTCTATACTTTGGATTTTTAAAACTTCGTTTTTAAGGCTTGCAGGTTCAGTATCAAATTTTATTGCTTCTATTAAATCGAAATAATCGATTTCAGATACAATATTTTTTATCAATTCTAATTTTTTTACAGGAAATTTATTTTTATTTTTTTCTATTGCATAAATAAATTGAGTGCTACACCCTAAAATTTCTGCCATCTTTTCTCCTGTAATGTTATATTTTTTTCTAATATTTTTTAAAGTTTCTCCTGTCTTTTTTTCCATATAAAAACCTTGTCCTTTCTAGTTTTGCAACTAATTAACTTGTAATTTTATTATAAAATAAAAATTTTTACTTGACAAGCAAGTAAATTACTTGTATTATATAGTCAAATATACAAGTTATTTACTTGCATTATAAACCACAAAAAACATAAAAGCAAGTAGAAAATATAAGGAGTTGGTAATATGTATAAATACTTTAACAGTAACGAGGATTTAAAAAAACAATATAGAGAATTATGTAAGAGATTACACCCAGACCACGGAGGAAATGAAGAAGACTTCAAAGAGATGATGGCAGAGTATGAAAGAATACAACTTGAGGGATTTAAACAACAAGCAAGGGAAGCAGGGGAAGAGATAGCTCCAGAGGTTATGGAGATACTAAAGAAAATAATACATTTCCATGGTTTAGAGATTGATGTTGTAGGCTCTTGGATATGGGTATCTGGTAATACTTTCTTATACAAGGAACAGTTAAAAGAACTTGGTTTTAGATGGAGTGCTAAAAGAAAAAAATGGTACTTTGGAGAGAAAAAAGGAAAAGGAACATTCAAGGGAGATTATGAAGAGTTAAAACAAAAATATGGTTGGCAAAGAGTACAAGGAAGCAACCTACAAGCGATAGCATAGTTAAGTTTTTATAGGTTCCCCAAGGAACTTGGGGGACTTGTTAAAAACTTAAAGGGGGGTGGCAATATGTCACAAGATGTGATGTTCTTAAAATATATCAATGAGAAATGGGGAGTTCTTACAGTAAGAAGATTTAAAAAATTTTATATAGTAAATGCTGGAGAGTTTCATGGATATGGTTTAACAGTATCTGAAGCAATAGCAAATTTAGCACTTAATAGTCAAGAGGAGGGAAAACTATGTTAGATAAAGAATTATTAGAAAGATTTGAAACAATGCAACAATTACAAGATGATGGACTAATTGATTCTTACAATTATAACTCAAAGACAGGAGATTTTATGGTATTTTCTGGACTTGGTAAAAAAGAAGTTAAGTTCCAGGTAGATATGGATAGTATGATGGAGTTTTTAGAAGAATGGGAAAAAGAAGTTGAAGAAGCTTTCCAGGATAAAAAAAGAGAAGAGCAAGACAGAGAAGCAGCTTACTGGGCAGTCCAAGGGGTTAGATATTAATGATAGCTTGGATAAAACATATATTAAAATTCAAAATTAAATATAGCAAAATGTAGGGGGAATAAAAATGTTAGAAGTAATAATGGAGAATCTAAAAGAAAAATACAGTATTAAAAATTTAGCTTGGGAGATAAAAAACAATATAGTTTTCTTTAGTGGAGAACTTAAAAAAAACATAGTTGCTGGATATGTAGGAGAAAAACCAGTAAGTTATGAGAAAAAATTAGATTTTAATAGCTTTAGGGTAGCAGATGAAAAAGTAGAAAAAGAAATTAATGACTTTTTCAAAATGCTTGAGAACATTGTTAATAAATAATTTAGTTTTTATAGGTTCCCCAAGAGCCTTGGGGGACTTGTTAAAAACTAAAAAGGGAGTTGGTATTATGCCAGAATATTTAATGACAGATGAGGAGCTAGAAGCACTAGCAGAACAAATTTTTATTGAAAATCTTATTGAAGAGGGGGTTCTAGTATGGTAAATCAAATGAGTATTTATGACATACCAAAGCATAATGGAATAACAGTATTCAAGGGAGATACTACAAATAGAGGGGAATGGTTAAAGCACCGTGTAATCGGTGCCTCTTCTATCCATAATCTTGTAGAAGTTGACAGATATAGAAAAGGTTGGATAGATAAAAAACCAGAATATTCAAGTCCTTGGTTATTGTATAAAAGTTTAAAAGGAGAATACGAACCTCAATTCAGTGAAATAACTCAAGATAAATTAGAGTTTGGACATTTTGCAGAAGATTTTATAAGAGCTAAATTTCCAGAAAAAGCAAAATTTAAAGTTTATGAAGTTATTCCAGGAGATGAAGTTATAAAGCATAAAGAATATGATTTCGCAACTTGTACCCCAGATGGCTGGGTTTCAACTGATGAGGGTTGGTTCCCTATGGAGTGTAAAACTGGAGATAGTTTCCAATGGGATAAATGGAGTGGGGACACTGTACCAGATGAATATTATAGTCAATGCCAATGGATTTTAGAAGTTACAGGAAAAGAAAAAATGTATATACTTGGTTGGATAAACAACAGATTTACCAAAGTTTTTACAGTAGTTAAAGACCAAGAGTTCATAGACTATATGTTTTCTTTAGCTAAAGAGTTTTGGAAGAAATTCCAAAATAATATAGAACCAGAATTGATAGGAAATAAAGCAGAAGCTGAAGCACTTGGAATGGCTTATGAGATTCCAAAAGAAACTACTGAAAAAATAAAGTCAGAACTAGCACTTAACCTAGCTGATGAGCTACTTAACTCAATGCTAGAATTAAAAGAAATTGAAGAGAAAGCAAAACCAAAAGCTGATAGTATAAAACTTATGATAAAAAAAGAAATGCTAGAAAAAGGTGTTACACTTATGGAACTTGGAAACGGACTTATAGCAAAATTAAATAAACGTGGAGCTTTAACAATAGGAGGATAATATGGAAGTAATAGCTAAAAACAATATGATGGGAAAGAAACAGGTTTCAGAGATGAAGCTTGTTAAAGAGATAAAGGCAGAACAAATGGAAATGGGGAACGGGATCCCTGATGACAGGAAAGAAAGAGTATTTGACATGTTTTATACAGGCAGCGACCAGGTGGCAGAC